CTCTTTCCAGAATGTGTGAAAACATTGTACAGAGTGAGGATGATCTTTCTTGAATTGAAAGAGTGCTTTCCCATAACTACAAACACACGATCCAAGGACGTGTGGTTTCATAAAAAAGAGTTCGCAGTCGTAGTTACAACCTCCGCGAACGTCTGCTTGTTGTGCGCCTGTAATTCTTTTGACCAGAGGTTCTAGAACCTCTTCCCAACCGTGTCTGCGCGGTATAGGAAATTTTATTACCTTTGACATAGTTCTCTCCCTTAACAGAACTTTGATATTATTATACAGGAAAGTGTTAGGTTTGTCAATAGTATTTAGAGGATTTTCCTTGACAAATGATGTATTCCACGTATAATAAAAGAGGATTCGATGTATAAGAAGGGAGAATATTATGCTAGAGAAGTTGTTTCTAACTCATGTTCTCACCAGAGACTACAATCCAAATGCGGATAGAGTTGATTGGTGTGTCTGTGAGGTTGCCGGGATGGAAATCCTTCCACCCCTAGTTTTCGGCAAGACAATACAAGAAGCATTGGACAATTTCGAGAATCTCAGCAAAGAAGACGAGCAGATTTCAGATCAAGAATCTGAACAAAAAGGAGAATGAATAAATGTCTTGGGATAAATACTTTATAGAGATGTTGCCCTATATTGCTTCGAAGTCAAAAGACACGTCAACTAAGGTCGGAGCAATCATAGTAGACCATAGCAATATCATCGTAGCAACGGGATTCAATGGTTTCCCGAGAGAGGTAAAAGAAGACGATCCTAAGAGGTTTGAAAGACCGACAAAATATCTCTTTACGGAACACGCAGAAAGAAATGCGATATACGCTGCTGCGAGAAAGGGAATCGCATTAGAGGGTTGCAAAATTTATCAACCGTGGTTGCCATGCACTGATTGTGCAAGAGCGATTATTCAGGTTGGAATTGAACATATAGTCATAGACGGCAGAAACTTCAAAGCCGATAAGAAATATTGGGACGAACGTTGGCTTGATAGCATGGTTGCTTCTGTAACTATGTTGAATGAATCGGGTGTCTTGATTCAAGTATATGATGAAAACGAGTCTTGGTGGATGGCATCATATACTAAATCAGGAGAAGATACGTGCCTCAAGGAAAAGGATACTGGCTAAACCCCGAAAACCTTGAGTATAAAGAACTCGAAAGTTACCATCGTCATGAAACCTCTATCATAGATGAAAAGACTCAAGACGAACTTGGATTGAATGAACGATCCAAGATGATCCTTTCTAATTTCAGCCCAAAAGAACCTGGATTTATTAACAAGGTCAGACTCGCGGCGTTGCTTGAGGGTCTGATTCGTATACGTGGTGACTTGCAGAATAGCACAATTGTCATTGAATTCTACAAGGGAGATAAGGGTAAACTCTCCAGTGTCAACAAAGCACTAGAAGCAATTCAATTCTATGTTCTGAATAAGGATCTAAAGGATTCCAAAGTATGGAACAAGCGAATCAAAGATCCTCTCACCAAAACTCTCACTAACGCCTGGAAACTCGCTATTACTCGAATCTATGGTGATCCTAACGAAGTAGGAGTTAGGACAGATTCTACGGAACTTTCACCCCAAGAATTCCTAACTAAGATGGATACAGGGCAAGTTCTTAAGGAAGAATCAGAGGAAGAGGAAGAGATGGATAGGTGTCGAAGTATAACAGAGAATCTAGCACTTGATGAGATACGAGATACTTTTGCCAAGGTTGAAAAAGGACGAAAGGATGCCGAAGTAAATGCCCTGTTCGAAGATAATAGTGTTCAAAAGAATCTGAGCAGAGATCAAGAGATTCTTAATGAAGAGAAATTGTCCAGAGTTTGGCAGATGGCGGAAAAGAATGGATGGGTTTGGGGGATTGTCTCTGGAGATCGTGGCGAATTGGGTGATGAAGAGAACAAGGAAAGGATGAAGGAACTCAAGAAAGATGTTCGAAAGATGGGATATGGATTTTGGGAATTGACTGGAAGATGGCGCGAGAAGACTGAAAAGGGTGAAGAAGTAGAACTTTGGGAGAGATCTCTATTTGTTGCGGCACCAAAGGGTACAGACGGAAACGAATTCCGAGAAAATATTATGAACTTGGTACAGAAGTATGATCAGGATGCTGGAATTTATAAGGACAATCCAGAAGATCCTGAGATCATGCTTTATCAATACAAGACAATTCGTGATGGAGAGCGAGTTGTTGATGAAGATCATTTTAGCATCGGAAGATTCCATCCACAGAAGATTGGTGAGGCATACAGCAAGATAGACAAGAGTGGAAGGACTTTCGTATTTGAGGCAGTAGTGGATTACAATCCAGGATCATTCATGGGAGCAATGGCGAAGAAAGCATACGATAGAAAGTACGGACTTTCATAAGAAGAGGAACGGAAATGCCAAAGAGAATTCACAAATCATTCAATAGGTTTCTCAGTGAGGAAGTAAAACCTGATTTCAAATACTTCCTTGAAGGGTTGGACCCAAAGAAAAGACTTATTCGAAACGTCGAAATAAGTGATCTCGATGATGCTCTTGAGGAACTTCCATCTACAAATGTTCAACCAAAAGTTGAAGAGGAAGTGAAGGATGATGAAGATATGGAAGAACAAACACCAGAAGAGATGAAGAAAGGTCTAATGACTTCTCCACTAGAAGATCCTTCTGAATTGAGACAGAAGAAAGCAGGAGCGGGAGTTGCTGGACAAACATCTAGACTTATTCACGCTTCCACAGTCAAGGGTTTGATTGATGAGAAGGGTGAAGGATGGGATCTGGAGAAGTTAGTAAAGATCATCACAGAAAAACCAAAGACTCTTCTATCTCAAAATACAAAGATGAAGCATTCTGGTGGAGACAAGATGAATTTCTTTGATCTGAGTCTTCCAGCATATCACGGTTTGTTCTTCGATGAGGCAGATAATACGTTCAAACTCGTTAGAACTTGCCCTGCTGCTGGAGCGTGTAAGGCGTTCTGCTATGCTGCGAAGGGTGGATACATTCAATATCCGGCTAGTTCTGTCAAGACTGGAAGGAATTTGAACTACCTTTTGAACCATCCGGAGGATTTTAAGAAGCAATTGATCAAGGAGATTCAGACTCTACAGAGAAGATCAGGGAAGAAAAATAAAGCATTAGCAGTTCGTTGGCATGACTCTGGAGATTTCTTCAATGAGACGTACTTGGATCTTGCTTTTGAGGTTGCCAAAGAGACTCCTGATGTAACCCACTACGCTTATACGAAGCAAGTTCCTATGTTGAGAGCAAAGCAAGCGCCAGATAACTTCGTATTCAACTTCTCAATGGGTGGAAAGTATGACAAGAAGGTTGAAGCAGGAGACAAGCAGAGCATTGTTATCACAAAGGAATATTTCAAGGATTTGGATTTGAATGATGCTTCGGATATTCAAACTTTGAAGGATAGGATTGCAGAGAAGTTTGAATTTCCAAAAGATAAGATCATCACCTATGCCGAAATGATGGACACTGAACCATCAACCAAACCACAATATTATGTCATTGTTGGTAAGGGTGCTGGAGATGATGCAGCAATGCGAAGAGATGTTATTGGGACTCTACTTCTAATTCACTAGAGTCAATTTCAGGGAGAGACAAATGGCTCAAGAATCCTGTTTGGATTGCTATCGGAAGCATGTGGCAACTGCCATGGTCTTTGAAGATGAGGCAGCAATCGGAACCGATTATCTCCTACACAAATGGTTAGCGGTTGGAGAACTCCATGCCGCTGAAAAAGAAATTCGAAAAGATCATCCGATTTTGGCCCAAATAACAAGGGAACACAGAGTCGCGTATCAACAAGACGATGTTCCAATTCCGACTCTTATGCTCATTCAACTTGCTACGGAACTTGAAGAGGCGGAAGAAAAAGAGGAAGAAGAAGACGAAGAAGATCATAAATAGTAGTAGAGGATGGGAATAAATCAGTAAAGAGACAATACTTGAACCGTAAGTACATCTATCGATTGCGCTTTAGTTCCCTAGCCTCTGAAATATCTCCCCGATCAAAATGGTCGGGGTTTTTTCTTTCTCTGCAAGTTCCTGTATGATAAATAAGATGGGAAAACTACTGTCTTTAAGGGGTTTCTCATGGCAATGAGAAGACCAAACGACTCCTATTATTACTATCGGAGCGTTCGAAATCAAGTAATCGTCTTCATGTCGCTCTTCACCGGCATGAAGGTTGTTGATACTCCGCTGGATAATGAGGATACAGTAGACGGATCTGTAGAAACTTTGATCGATATCACATATACCCCAAAGGAAAGGAAACTTGTAGAGCAATATTACGAGCATACCTCTCCAGATTCCATGTATGATCAGAAAGTTCCAAGGTTTTCAGTGTCAATTAGCGGCATAACATATGATGGAACGAGAGCATTGAACTACTTTA